ACACCTGGAAACGTGAGATCGCAGCGTGGTCCCAGGATCCGCGTATCGAGGTCTGTCACGGCGTTGCGCCATCACCTGACCGAAGTGTCCGCTGGACTGTCACGAACTATGACACGCCGATGGAACGTGTAGCGATGCCTCGCAACCCGAACGACCCACACTCTCCCCTGACTGTCCAGGCGACAGGAAATCTGGATGAGGAGTGGGACTTCGATTGGGACATCGTGATCTTCGATGAGTCGGTCCTCTTGAAGAACCGCAAGGCAAAGAGGACTCAGGTCGCACGCACGCTCGCAGCATCAGCGAAGAAGGTCTGGCTCCTGTCAGGGGCACCAATCACTCGTGACAATTCAGATCTGTGGTCGCAGGTGAATATCATGGAACCTGAGTTCTTCACGACCTACTGGGGATTTGCGAAAGAGGCCTGTGTTGTAGTTGAGACACCGTGGTCCCAATACGTGATTACAGGGTCACGGCGCAATTTCGTCGTGCGTGACGAGTTCCCAGAGATGCTGTTTACGCGCAACCAGGACGACGTGCTGCCTGACCTGCCTGAGTACATCTTCAAGGACGTCGAGCTTGAACTCCTCCCCCGTCAGAAGAAAGCACACGAGGATCTGCTCACACTCTGGCTGCACGAACTCGAAGCGAACAGAGACAAGCGTGTCGAGGTGACTGCTGTAATCGCGCAGCTCGTGCGTCTGCAGCAGGTCACGTCGAACCTCTACAACCTCGAGACGACAGGCACCTCGTGGCCTGATTGCTCAGTCAAGGCTGACTTCGTCTGTGAGGCGCTCGATATTGGTTCAGTCGAGTGGCCAGTACTCGTGTGGACGCACCATAGGCCCGGCGCACGTGCGCTGTATGACCGTCTCACGAAGCTGTCGAAGTCGAAGAAGTCGGATGCGATGCAGGGACGTCGCGTCGAACTCGTCTACGGAGGTGTCAAGGACTCAGACAAGATCATCGAGGACTACAAGGCAGGGAAGGTCGATGTCCTGATCCTTGGCATCCAGGTTGGCAAGTACGGCCATACCCTAACGAACACGAAGACGGTGGTTGTCTATGACAAGACCTGGGATAGTGACGCATACTTCCAGATGCTCCATCGCGTCAGACGTCACGGGCTGAAGCACCGGCCTGTGTTTATGACTCTTCGCTGCCGGGGCACAATTGATGATTACGTTGAGTTGAACCTTGCAGGGAAGTTGCCAGCGATGGCAGACATGACAGGCGCGCAATTGGCACGCATCCTTCGATCCCTAGGAGAGGACCATGTATAGGTGGATCCGAATAAGAGGAGAGAATGGGTGGCTTATCTCAGGGGGGCGCAGTGACCCAGCTAGGGTGATGACTGAGGAAGGCTACGAGCATATTGCTGCCTACTACCGTGAGGGTGGTCCTGGTGATGAGAAGCGTGTGCCACGTCGTGTGGAAGGACGAGGCGGCACACGCGCACAAGCACGAGCGTCCGCGCGTCGGATCATCAGCAGGTATGATCCATCGCCCGACTTGGTAGAAGGCGCGTAGACGCGCGTCTGAGGCGTCGAATACCGCTGGTTGACACGTGTATGCTCAGTCGATACGAGAAGAAGCCTGATGAACTACGAGCAGGCAGCATGGTGGTTGGCAGGAATCATTGACGGTGAGGGTTGCGTGAGTTACTCTGGAGGAGCCAGGGAACTCACCATCACCAACACGGATGGTAAGATCCTGAGTAGGGTCAGAGGTGCACTCATCATACTAGGTGTGGATGACTGGTATGAGCACTGGGAGGAACTGCCCAACCGCAAACCATGTTGCCGGATATGTGTCACGGGTAGGAAAAGGTTAGAAATTCTTGCCCGCCTCCCTTTGCAGAGTGACAAGAAAGAGAAGTTCGCTTCTCTCCTTGCCAGCTACAAAAGGAGTCCAGTGTGTACAGATTCTCCTGCTACGCAATCTGCGTAGGCGTGCTTCTTCTCGCCTGTGGTGTCTCTCGTGGAGCAGCGAGTGATCAGGTGGATAGGATGACGAACAAGCAACTCGTGAAGGAGAGCAGGAGTGTGATTGCGCATGGCGGGATCCTCGGTACAGGGTGGGGTCAGGTGACTCCTTACCTGCGCAGGATCTGCCAGGAGATGATTGACAGGGCATTTGCGCCATATGGCAGTTGGGCAGTCTCCTGGGCACGCCACATTGTGAGGAGGGAATCTGGCTGTAACCCAGCAGCAGTGAACTACACGTACTCGGATCCTGGCGAGAGGGCAACTGGCCTTTCGCAGATGATCCCCAATGTCCACACCTGGGTTGACTATAGGCGTGTCGTCAGAGACCTGTGGTACGCAGTTCGCGTATTCGTGCGCCTCTCACGCGGCGGGCACAATCCCGGTCCTTGGTGTCTCTGCTAAAGGAGGAGAAGTGGCAACACCTATCGGGTACCAGAACGGAATCGACGCTTTCACGCTTCGGATGATCGAGGCGACGAAGGATGACGACCCAGAGGTCGCAGGAGAGGCGTGGCCTGAGAAGCTACAGGGAACGCTTCAGGCGCTGCGAGCAGGGCACAACGAGACGTGGTCTCCCGGCGGTCTCGCTTCTCGGGTCGAGCACCTAGAGGAGGTCCTCAAGGGGATCCCTTTCGTTCCGTCTTCCACGGTCTAGGAGGGTTTGTCCACGCGTGCTCGTCGTTCGCGTTCGACTCACCTGAAGGTCTCGCGTTCACCCGCGCCGGCGGTACTTGGGTCGCAGCACAGTTTGGCGACCCTGATTCACACGATGCGAACGTCTTTGAGTTTGTCAATGCCCAGTGGCATCTCAAGTGGCTTACACGAGGGGTCACGGTGCTCGGGTGGCATCGGATGGACCACACCTCACTTCCCCTCCCGCCACACCCAGCAGGAATCAAGGGGTGGGTGTTCAATCCAGAAACGTTTGCGGAACTAGACCGTTTGCAGAACGCAGTTGGGTTGTATCGTGCAGAGAACCCAAAGTACCCAATTGCAACGATCACGCTTGGCAAGATCCCGAGGTTTCCGACAGGAATCCTCCAGGGCCTCAACTCGTTCCTGATCCCTGAGTGCTTCATCCAGGAAGATGCAGACAAGACAGTCACGAACTGTGTGGAGTGGTGGACAGCGTCTGAGGTTGCTCTCGGAAGGATCAATCCGTGCTACCTCTTCAAGCCTGGCATCCGCACAGATCCGACAGCGGAACTTGACGAGCAGGTTTCGACTGGAGCGTATGGTGTCTCCGTGTTTACAGCGGAGAACACTCACCCTGAATCGTGGGACATCATTAGTCGATACCGAGGCAAGGCGTATGTCTGAAATGGTTGCAGGTTTAGGAGGGGCCTGCTAACGTACATAGTGACATGGCACGCACATCGTGGACAGAAGAGGAGTACCTCGTTCAGCGCGAGTTCTACTTCTCAGAGTCAGCGCAAGAGCAAGTCCTGATCGAGGACATGGCTCCGCAGTACGCGTTGAACGCATACCGCAAGCTCCTCAAGGAGTTCGGATGCGACTTCGCGAACACGGAGTTGGCCCATGCGCTCGCGGAGAGGATCTCGCCAGGGATGGACGAGATGCGCACGTCGCTCGCCTCGTATGGGCGGGTCAGGTTCGTGCCTGTCGGCCTCAGCGATTCAGGGGCCCGTTCGCGGCTTCGTCGTGCAGGTGCGACGAGGACCCATAAGGACGGCCCCTGGATCGTCGGGGATAAAGAAGCGGACATGACCGTCTCTGTACGGAAGGTGAAGCACTGAGTTGGGAGCAGGGCAGACTGCAGTGCTCCGCCTGGGTATCGTCGTGCCAGTACCCGGGTTCTGCAGGCTCACGCTGCTTTGGGTAGCGTTCCGGGCTCGTCCCCTGGCTTGCTCCCAACTGAGTGCTTGACTGAGAAGGAGAGCGATGTACGACCACAACTGCACTCTCTGTGAACTGCACGCGACCTGCAAGACGGTTTGCATGGAGGCGTCCGGAGAACCAGAGTGGCCTGGAATGGTCATTGGTGAGGCTCCAGGAGCGAACGAGGATGAGCGAGGCACGCCGTTCGTCGGTCGTGCAGGACGCGTACTCGACCGTGCCCTCGTCGCGTCAACCAACATGACCCCGAAGGCTGTGCGACAGCGCCTGATCGTCACGAACGCAGTCAAGTGCCGTCCGCCGAACAACTCGACTCCGACAGCGCAGCAACTCGACGCCTGCGTCGTGTACTTAGAGAAGGAGATCGAGACGTGGGATCCAGTGGCAATCCTCGCCCTCGGAAATGTGGCGACGATCACGCTCCTTGGTACTGGTGGCATTGCAGCGTTACGTGAAGGAGAGCACTATCTCAACAGAAAGAGTACTACACGTGTCTTTGTCACCTTTCATCCAGCGTTTGTCCTCCGCCAGGGGTACGAGTCAGACGTAGCAGAAATGTTCAAGGCAGACGTCGCTGAGTTCGTTCGATACGTGAGGAGGAGAGGTGGACGTTAGGTACAACTTTATGGCGACTGATGAGCTATTTCACGTCCTCCAGTCTGAGTTCTCAGATCTGATCCTGCTGCACTTCACGAGCGGCAAGTGGTGCTTGCACACTGACTACGCAGAGCATGGCTTTCGTGGAGACACTCCTCGCGAGTGTTGCCTCTTCGCCCTTCTTCACTTCATCGCCGTGCGTGAGAGCGCGAAGTTCAACTGATGGATCCCTACGAGTGGTTCAAGATGAGGTTCCCAGTTGCTGAGGGGTATTCAGTGGTTGCGATCATTGACGCAGATGGGCACTTTGCTACCTGTCCTGTCTCTAAGGAACTTCTGGATGACGAACCTATGGAAGGGGCAGTTGTTTACTCGTTCAGGGAACTTCTAGCTAAGCGCCGCGAGAGCAGTGCACAAGGATGAGAGTCCTCGCTCTCGATCTCGGCGTGACAACAGGCTGGGCATGCCTCAACACGACGAGTCCTAGTGCCTCAAGGATGGGTGCCTCTGGTATCCTCACCTATGAGCAGTTTCCTTCCCAGCTAAAGAGCATACTCAGCGCGTGGAGTTTCGACCACATCGTGGTAGAGAATCCTCTTCTGATCGCGCGGGGGCAGTTACGCTCACAGCTTGAAAACGTAATTGCCTGGACGATGTCTGCGATTGGTGAGGTTCCGCGGACTGAGATTCTCGCGTCGGACTGGAAGAGTACGAAGTACGCAAAGATGAAGCTGCCTCGAGGATTGACGACTCACGAGCGAGACGCGATCCGTCTTGGCACGTGGTTCTCAGAGACGCGGTTGCAGGGCTCGTAAGTACCATTCATAATCGAAGGATGACGACAATGGCACGCTTCCACACCTCAGTTACAGAACGCGCGTCCTTCCGCGACTGCCGCCGCAAGTGGGTTCTCGAGACTCAAGAGCGTCTCGTCCGTCAAGGCTCAGTGCAGTGGTACCTCATCTACGGAGACGTGATGCACGCAGCTCTTGAGGCATACTACCTCTCAAAGCGCAACGTCACAGATTGCCTCGACGCATTCCGTGCGGCGTGGAAAGAGGCAGATAGGAACCTGCAGGAATCGTACGGAGGTCTCTATCTTCACGGGATCGAAGAGGAATGGTACGAGTACCTAGAAAAGGGCGAGACGACACTGAAGTATTACGCGCAGTTCGACAAGAAGGATCCGTTCTTCACAGAGATCATCGGTGTCAATATCGAAGAGCGCGCGTTTGTGGAGATCCTGGACCTCGATGGGTCGTCACTCCCAGGACGCCCACTGCTGTCTGGTAAGATCGACGTTGCTGGATTCCGCAAGGGCAAGAGTCGCCCGTCGATCATGGACCACAAGAACCTAGCGTCTGCGCACGACTCCCGTGCTCTCGATATGGATGACCAGTTGACAGGCTACTGCTACCTGTATTGGCGCATCGAAGACGTCGTCCCACTTGAGGCCGTCTACAACGTCCTGATCAAAGATCCGCCGAAGCCCCCGCGGGTCTTGAAAGATGGTTCGATCTCGAAAGACAAGTCGCAGCGCACGACCTACGACCTCTACCTCGACACAATCAAGGAACTCGGTCTCAAGAGGGGTGATTACGCTGAGATCCTTGGTTACCTGAAGGAGAAGGGGTGGTCGCAGTTCTTCAGGCGTGAGGGCGTTCAGAGGAGTCAGGAGGAGCTTGAGTCGTTTGGGCGGCGCCTCTACTACGAGTACGAGGACATGCAGCGCGCCCTACTCGACCCTGGTTATGCGTATCCGAATCCAGGCCAACGGACATGCCCAGGTTGTGCGATGATGCCCCTTTGTCAGTCGATGGAAGAAGGAGGTGACCCCGACTACATAAAGGAAGAGATGTATGAAGTCGGAGAGCACCGAGTCGTTATACCAGAAGGAGTGTGAACGTGGACAGACCTGTCAAGGATGCGTCCCGTTCGGAGTGGGACGAGTATGGAAAGTACCTCGGCCTCAATCCGGACGAGTACGCGAACAAGGATGCCCTGATCGACGCTGCAGACGCAGCAGAAGAGGAACTGGATGCTCTCGCTGGGCCTGACCCAGACGCCGGTGGTCCTGTCGATGAGCTTGGAGAGGCTCCTCCGCCTGAGGTCACTCCTGGCAAGGAAGGCAAGTACCCGGAAGGGTACGAGGATGCCTCTGACTCGTGGAAGGCGGCGTACGATCATGCCGTGTCGCATGGCAATCCGTCGAAGACGGCTGTCGTGTTCGCAGACATCAACCATGACTCAGAGGAGTTCGGTGGCTAGAGCCACACGAGCGCGCCCGAGCGGTGCCAAGGGGAAGTCCCAGGCCACGGCCTATGAGAGGTTCGTCAACAACCTCTTCTTTGGTCCGTCAGGTGGCGGGAAGACACATCTCCTTGGCACCGCTGCGCTCGATGAGCGCACGGCACCAATCGCACTCCTCGACTTCGAGGGTGGCGTGCTCGATGTACTCACAGGTCTGCCTGGCCAAGGGACTGATTGGGTCCACATTCCGATCTCGAATTGGGCTGACTTCAACGAGGCCTACGCGAGGTTGGATGAGAACGACGAAGGGTTCAAGTCAGCAGGTGTTGACTCGATCTCAGAGACACACATCTTCGCACTCCTCAACCTCCTCGAGGATGGCAAGCCGTCTCGTGAGAAGGAGCCTGACTTGATCCAGGAGGGCGACTACGGCACCGCACTCGTGCAGTTGCGGCGTCTAGTTCGCAAGTTCAGAGATCTCCCGATGCACACGTTCTTCACGGCACACGATAGGGAGATCAGGCACCCACGCGAGGGGCTTGTAACTGTTCCGTCGATGGCCGGTAAGGCGTCGACCGAAGTGCCTGGCCTCATGACCCTCGTCGGGTACCTGGCATTGTCGGAGAACGAGGAAGGAGACACGGAGAGAGTACTCCTGCTACAGAACTACGCCAAGATCAGGACGAAGGTGCGGATGCCTTGGGGCACAGAAGCGCCGGACGAACTGGTCAATCCGAGCATGACAGACGTACTCAACGCACTCCAGGTGTGAGTGCAAGGAGGCTACAGATGGTAAAGGTAACAGTTGACTTCTCAGAGGTCGAGGAATTCTCAGCAGTGCCGAAGGGCGAGTACCCGATGGTCTTCGAGGAGCTCGTGTATGTCGAGCCCGAGTCGGAGGACAAGTACCCGTACATCAACGTAAAGGCCTCGATCACCGAAGGCGAGTACGACGGTCGTAACGTCTGGGGGATCTGGTCATTCTCGCCGAAGGCTCTGTGGCGGATGAAGCAGGCCTTCGAGAATCTCGAACTGCCCCTCGACGAGGTCGAGTTCGAGGTGGACGAAGAGACGGACTTCGTCACAGAACCTGCTCTCGTCGGCGTGCCTTTCGTCGGCGTCGTCGTGACCGAGACCTACGAGGGTCGTGAGCGGTCACGTCTCGAGGGGTTCCTTCCGTCCGATTCGCCGAAGAAGGGCACGAAGAGGGGTGCTACGAGCACCGCGAAGGCAAGCGCCGCGAAGAAGCCGGCGGGGCGGAAGTTCAAGTGAACGACGAGTACCGGTTCTTGGGCTCGGGTGTCGAGGCGCCGCAGCAGTTTGCGGCACTCGGCTCCCCGGGCTCGGGGACATACGTTGGTCTGGAGACATTCGAGAATCCAGGCTGCGGTGTCGTTTCGTACTCGTCTGACGAGGTGATGGCATCCTGCCCAATCACAGGGCAGCCTGACTTCTACACGGTCACGATTCAGTTGCGCGACACAGAGTTGCTGATCGAGTCGAAGTCGTTGAAGCTGTTCTTCCAGAACCTGATGGTCTCCTCGCTCGGAGAAAACGGGCACGGGATCTTCTGTGAGGCACTCGCTGTTCACATCAGGGATACGATAGCTGGCACTGTTGGTGCAGAGCAAGAGCAGGTTGCAGTGCAGCTCGTTCAGAAGTCGCGTGGTGGGATCTCGATCACGGCGGTTGCGTGATGGGGGTAAACGCAGCATTCGATGAGAGTTCTCTGTACGACGGGCACTCAGAGATCTCACTTGAGATGACCTTCGACGCGGGGCATCGGATCGTCGGGCATAAGGGCAAGTGTGCGCGCCTCCATGGCCACACGTACAAGGTCCACATCATGGTGGCAGGAAAGGTCATAAAGCCAGGATTCGTCGTCGACTTCGGTGACCTCAAGGACCTCGTCAATGAGTGGGACCACAGGCTGTTGCTGTGGGATCAGGACCCGCTTTCCCTTGTCACGTATCTCAGCGACAGGACCCCAGTTGAATCTTCTGAGGGTGTTGTGCGTCTTCCTTTCAACCCGACAGCGGAACTCATGGCTACCAACCTTGCGTACAAGATCCACACGCAGTTCAAGAACCTAGACAGGGTCATGGTCGAGCTGTGGGAAACGCCGAAGTCAATGGCAAGGGCACTGCGATGAAGAAGTATCGTGTCGCTGAGGTGTTTGGTCCCACGATCCAAGGCGAGGGGCGTCACGTCGGAGTTCCTTGTCACTTTATCCGCTTCGGAGGTTGCGACTATGCCTGTCTCTGGTGCGATTCGTTCCACGCAGTCCTTCCTGAGTACGTTCGGATGTTGCCCCGCCTGACAGTGGACGAGATCATCGAGCAGGTAGTTGCCCTTGCTGACACAGCAGAGTGGATCGTCTACTCAGGTGGTAACCCGGCGTTGCTCGATCTTACGGAACTGACCGCAGATCTGCACGAGGGCGGGTACCGCGTGATGATCGAGACGCAGGGCACTGTCTACAAGCCTTGGCTGCAGGATGTCGATGAGGTCTGCGTCTCTCCGAAAGGCCCGTCAGCGGGTATCGGGACGCACGAGCAGTCGCTGCAAAGGCTGACAGATTTCATGGCCTGTGGGGGGATGCTCGACCACAAGTCACTCTACTTCAAGATCCCAGTGTTCGGAGAGGAGGACTATGCGTTCGCAGTGGCAGTGCACGACAGGTACCCGGAGATCGAAATGTATCTTTCTGTCGGGAACTCGTTGCCCCCTCGTGCGGGCTCGGAAGACACACCAAGGCCAGTACTCCGTGCGACTGTCCTACGTGACACGGAAAAACTCGTCAATCGCGTCCTCTCTGACGCAGCGATGAGTGACGTTCGGGTGTTTCCTCAGCAACATGTGCTCATCTGGGGGAATGCTCGTGCCAAGTAACCTGCACCTCGACTTCAGAAATACCGGCGAGAATTATGACGATCTCGTGCGTTCTGCGAGACAGATTATCGAGGCGGTAGGCGAGGACCCAGATCGTGAAGGCCTGCGTCAGACGCCTGATCGTGTTGCGCGAGCGATGCTAGAACTGACGAGCGGGTACGTCAGTTCTTTGCCTCTCAACCTGACGACGTTCGATGCAGAGGGCGCTGACCAGATGGTCTGCCAGTGGAACATCCCCCTGTACTCGCTGTGTGAGCATCACCTGTTGCCGTTTGCGGGATATGCTCACATCGGATACATCCCGAAAGACAGGATCCTTGGACTCTCGAAGTTCAAGAGGATCGTGGATGTGTTCGCGAGGCGCTTTCAGGTGCAGGAGCGTCTCACAAGGCAGGTCGCATCAGCGATTGAGCAGATTGTCTCGCCACGAGGGGTGATGGTCGTCATAGAAGCAGAGCATTTCTGCATGACGATGAGGGGAGTTCAAGCTCCTGGCACACTAACGACAACGTCCGCTGTGACAGGGGACTTCCTCGACCCGTCAGAAGGGTCACGCGAGGAGTTCATGTCGCTGCTCGGACGTAACAGGAAGGGAGAACGGTGACCTGGCAAGCAGTTGCACTGATCCTCGGCCTAGTGTGGGCACTTGTACCTCCGCTGTGCGTGTCCATGATGTACGAGAGTAAGGGAGAGCAGAAGTGAGCGACGCAATTGTTCTGCTGTCTGGGGGACTCGACTCCTCGACAGCTCTTTCACTCGCGCTACGCGCTGGTCATGAAGGCGTGATGGGTCTCGCGTTTCGATACGGACAGAGGCACGAAGGAGAGGTTGAAGCAGCGCAGCGCGTCGCAGATGCGTACGACGTTCCTCTGCGTGTCGAGTATGCCTCCCTTTCATCAGGGGAATCAGTTCTGATGCACAAGTCAGTCGGGATGCCCCACATGACCTACGAGGAGATCGAATCGTCTAAGGGCGTCTCGCCAACCTATGTTCCTTACCGCAACGGCACCTTCCTCTCAATCGCAGCGTCGATTGCTGTTGGTGTCGGGTACGACACTATCTACATCGGAGTTCACGCAGAGGATGCTCGCGGATGGGCCTACCCTGACTGCACACCAGAGTTCATCGGCGCGATGCAGAACGCGATCTACATCGGCACGTACCACAAGGTGCGTCTCGTCGCGCCGTTCCAGTACAAGATGAAGCATGAGATCATCGAACTTGGTCTCAAGCTAGGCACGCCATACCAGCTCACATTGTCGTGCTACGAGGGCACTGATCCTGCGTGTGGCAAGTGCCCGACCTGCGTGTCACGGCTCGAGGCATTCCAGAAGAACGGCGTTTCAGATCCTCTTTCCTACGAGTTCGATCGCTACAGGGCTGGCACTGGTCGTGGTGTCGTCGCTGCGAGTCTCGATCTCAACCGCATGCTTGGAGAGAATTCGTGAACGGAATCCCTCCAGGCGCACACCTTTTCGGCGTCCCACCACAGGTTGCGCAGCCAAAAACTGAGAGAACAGTCAGGTTCAGAAGTTGCAGGATGGGGTTTGTGGTCAACGTCGGACCTGCAGGTACAGTCGCAGGCTACGAAATGCAGATCATCGACCCCCAAGAGGAAACAGTGTACGTCTTCGGACTCGATCAGGCTCTGCGGGATACTTTCGTTGACCAGCTAAGGTCCCTTCCAGACGAGGGAACAATTCCAGGAGGGGACAATGGAAGTGCGGCCTGAGTCCAGACATGTAGACGCTGAGGTTGACTTCGTCAACAGCCCGCCACATTACACATACGGTCCAATCGAGGTGATTGACCTCATTGAGCTGTTTGATCTTACTTTCCATGAGGCATCCGCAATCAAGTACCTCCTGCGCTGGAGGCACAAGGGAGGAGTGCAGGACCTTGAGAAAGCAATCTGGTACATCGACAGGCTCATCGGGATCGAGAAGCATGGTAAAGGAGCTACGGCTCCTAGAGGTCTCAAGGAAGAACTCAGTCGGGCACGCTGACTCAGTCGAGAAGATCATCTCCCAGCTGTCCCTTCTGACGCCTGACACGGTTACCTACCAGGGGCACACAGCGACAGGCCGCCTGCGACAGGAGATCGTACTGGACACTCCTGTTCACGAGATCTTACTCTCCCAGTCGCTGTTCCGCAAGTTCATCTGCACTGACGGATGCACAGCCTGCTGTCAGAAGTTCACGCTTGATTACATCCCCTCTGAGTTGCGTCACGTTGAGCATGTAGAGGGATTCTCGAAGAGAAGCGTCTATGTCAATGGCAGGAGAAAGGAGGTGTACTCGAATGATCAGAACCACAATCCCATCTGTGACTTTCTTCGGGTACGACGTCCTGGTGGCGGGTTGGGCTGTGCCAACTACAAGTACGCTCCTCTGTCTTGCATCTCTGCTCCTCAGCTTCAGTTTGTACAGATGCGACCTGGGAAGACCTACATCCTCAAGAAGCCGTTCGGACGAGCGTGGGCAATGACACCGACCCCGCAGTGTCAGTTCGTCGAGTTCGAGTCAGAGGATGAGTTCAAAGCGGAACTCGCGATGATGAGGAGCATCCTGATCAGGTTCTACAAGTGGGCCAAGTACTTCGGTATTGACACGAAACTCCCTGCCGTGATCCACAACCTCCTCAACACGAACGAACCACTCGAAGGAGCGACGCCTGTATGGACCTCTGCCTGATCCCTCCGATTGCGCACCTGCGCCAGTTCAAGCAGAAGCGCCACCTCGTCCTCTCACACCTTCTCCAGAACAAGCAGTACAGGGAGTTCTACGAAGAACGGCGCGCACAAGGAGACTATCTGATTCTCGACAACTCAGCACACGAGAATGGTATAGGTGAGGGACCTGGGAAACTCCTGCTGCAGGCACTCGACCTGAATGTTCAGGAACTCGTTGTACCGGATAAGCTTGACGACGGTCCCACTACTGTCAAGTTGGCGCGTGAGGCACTCCTCTCCTGGTTTGGTGTGAAAGGGCATCTGCGTGGGCGTGACATCCGTCTGATGTACGTACCTCAGGGCAAGACAATCCTAGAATGGAGAATGTGCCTGACAGACCTGATGGTCCTGCACGCATCAGCTGTTGAGTTCTGGGAAGTCCCACTGCCTCTCACGATTGGCATCTCGAAGGACTACGCACACTGGGACGGCGGCCTCTACCACCTTCTCAACATCGCAGAGCACTTCACGATGCGTGACTACGTTGAGGTGCACCTACTCGGGTCTGGGCACGACTACTGGACAGCTGCAGATCTCGCAAAGGAGTTCGAGATCCGTTCCGTCGATACGGCTAAGCCTTTCGTATGGGCGTTCGATGGCCTTGTGATGTCGAAGAAGGTGCCACACATCCTTCCAGACTCTCTGCCTCCTAGGCCAACGACCTACTTCCATCAGGAGTTCGAGGACCTCACGACAGCGAAGCACAACGCGAAGGTGCTCAGGGAGTTGATCGAGGGATGAAGGTCCTCGTCGTTCACGATACACCAATCTGTTCTGGCAAGCACTACGAGGTCCTTGCAGCATCCCTGACAGCGAACGGATGCAAGTCCTTCGATGTGTTCGACCTCGGTTCAGAGAAGCCAAAGGTCGCCCAGTGCAGGGAGAAGACAGATGAGATTCTCAGCAAGGCGCAGAGGTACGACAAGATCCTTGCAGCTTCTGGCGGCGCTCTCGCAGCGATCTACTCTCTCGACAAGATACCAGCCATCACAAAGTACCGTGGCAAGGGCATGCTCGCGCCTACGGGCCACTACCTCGTCCCAACGATCTCTCCAAGCACGTGTATCAAGGACCCAGAGTTCTTTCGAGACCTTCTCTTTGACGTCTCAAAGCTGTGCGCGAATGATGCACCTCTCGTTACGCCAGAAGTTGAGACGGTGGTTCTTGAGACGAAGAAGGATCTTGCTCTTCTGAAAGATCTCCACGAGGCCTCCTGGGTCGCGTGCGATATCGAGACGACAGGTTTCAACCCCGTGACAGCAGACATCCTGGCACTCGGACTCGGTGCCGTGATGGAAGATGGCACAGGATACGTCCTTTGCGTTCCCGACAAGTTACTCGGCGCGCGTGACGATCCTGTCTGCAAGTTCCTGCGCACCTATGAGGGAACTACTGTTTTTCACAATGGCAAGTTCGATGTGCAGCACCTCTGGCATCGCTATGGGCGCTATCACATCCACGACTTCGCAGACACGATGCTTCTCGGGTGGGCGCTCGATGAGCGTCCCTTCAATCGCTACAAGCATCTCAGCCTGAAGAAACTAGCGAGCGTTCACCTCGACGCCCACGACTACGACATTGACATGGGATCGTGGCTCGAAGAATGGTTCAGAGAGGATCCTGATCCTGCAGACGTCGCGAACTGGTTGGTCGAGTATGTACTGTCGCACCCAGAGAAGGCACGCTCGTATTGGCGTGAAGCGAATCCTGAAGAGCCTTGGCGCGGGTTGAAGGTCGGACGTGACATCCCACCTGAGGACGTCTACCCGTGCATTCCTCTCCCAAAGCATCTCCTGCCTGCACCGACGAAGATGCGCAGGAAACAGATGTGGGACGAGATGCTGGAGTACATGGCGTATGACTGCTTCCATACAGCACGCCTCTACCCGCTTCTGAAAGAGATGGCGAAGGACGAGTCTCCGCGCCTCCTCAACGTCCTTGAGACGACACTGTACCCAGGTTCGCTTGCTATCGCGCACATGGAGATGCTCGGGACCCACCTCGACGTGAAGTACCTCACGCGCACGCGCAAGCAGGTCGTGAAGCAGCTCGATGAGGAAATGGAGACGATCCGTGCGCTTGTCGCAGAGCACACGACGACAGAGGCTGAGGAGTTCAATCCGAACTCACCAACCCAAGTTGCGAACCTTCTCTACAACGCAGAAGACGATGGCGGCCTTGGGTTGCAGATGCCGAAGGACGCAGGTCGGTACGCGTACAAGCGCGCGGAAGGTCAGGTCACGACGAACGCAGACACGTTGAAGGTGCTCGCGCGTCAGGTCGCTAAGAAGATGCCAGCAGCAGCGAAGCTCATCTCGACGATCATCGAGTACAGGGTCAAGTCGAAGATCTTGTCAACCTACATCGACGGCCTCCTTGATCTCATGGACGACGACGAGAGGATCAGAGGTGACTTCAATCTCCACGGAACGTCAACTGGGCGCCTTTCGTGTTCTGAGCCGAACTTGCAGAACATTCCTGATGCGTCCCACGTTGGGTTCGATATCCGCCGTGCGTACATTCCAACAGACGGCTGGACGATCCTTGAGGCAGACTACTCACAGCTCGAACTTCGAGTCGCTGGTCTTTACTCACAGGACAAGGTTCTGATCGACGCCTACCGCAATGGCGCTGACATTCACCAGGAAGTAGCGTACATGCTGTGGCGCAAGCCGAAGGACGAGATCACGAAGTACGAGCGCTACCTCGCTAAGTGCATGAACTTCGGAGTCCTGTATGGGCGCGGACCAAGGTCACTTGCGACTGGTCCTGAGATGGACAACCTTGTTGAGCAGTCAGGCAGGTCGTGGTCAGAGAAAGAGATCATGGACTACTTCAACAAGTTCAAGCAGGGGTATGGCGAACTGTTCGCCTGGATGGACGTCGTGAAACAAGAGCAGTTCGCACTGAAGTACATCGACGGACCTCTCGGCAACAGGCGTCGCTTCCCGCTCGTGCTCTCGAACGAGGACAAGGCGCGCGTCGAGCGTCAGATAATCAACACGCCGATTCAGGGGTTCGCAGCGCAGTTGACGCTCCGCGCGCTAATCGAACTCGACAGACGCTTCGACCCAGAGACACAGCGTGTCCTCTTCACGGTTCACGACTCGATCATGTGCGAGTGTATCTCCGATCCTCAGATTATCCGTGACACAGCACAGTTGATCAAAGAGACGATGGAAGGCACTCTTCCAGAGGATGCAGTTGTCTCGTTCCCGGTTCTCGAAGGGTCGGGCCAGCAGGAGGGAGAACCGTTCGACTACAACCTCCCCTTCGTCGCTGACGTTGCATATGGGCCATCATGGGGAGATTGCGAACTCGACCCATTCAACCTAACCATACGACGCAGGAAGGTGGCGGCATGAAGTGCGCTGGGTGTGGTGGAGAGGTACCTCCCACAAGGAGGAAGTGGTGTTCTGACACTTGCTGGGAGAAGAACAAACCCGTACTTACCCGCCGGGAGGGATACATCTACCTTATCTACGCACCAGAGGTACATAGGTTCAAGATTGGCTTCTCCTGGGATGTGGAGGACAGGCTGTACGTCTTGCGAGGAGAAGCTCCTTGTGAACTTGAGCTCCTAGCATACTTCCCTGGCACTAGGATGGACGAGAAATCTCTGCATTCTTTGTTTGCTCCTCATTGCCACCACGGAGAATGGTTTTTTGGAGAAGTTTTGCCTCAGGCACTTGCTCACTTCGAGGCCTGCACACGTGCTTCCCACGTGAAAACAGGACCACCCAGCGCTGTGAGCGTCTGAGGACGTCTCGGGACGGAATACCTTCTGCCTATGTTCTTATGGGCCTAGGCGTCTTCGTGTCACAGACGCGCGTCTGTGAAGGCGAATGTACCCAAAGCACGCGGGATCCCAGGCGGAGAGCGAGGAAACCTGGGATCCCGCGTTGACCCTGCCTGGCGCAGGGGTTCTAGAAGGTCTGCGTATCGGAGAAGAACGCAATCACCAGTAGGATCGTGATGATCACGAGGCACACTGCAGCGACGAAACTGAGGAGTTCGTTGCTCATCCGTTCCCTCCTGTTGTTGGCGTGGCAGTCGGGGGAGGCTCGATCACAGGCGTTCCGATCAGGGCACCTGTGTCATCCGTGCCTGTGTTCTGACCAACTACGACCTTGAGGACAGCGATAGCGCCGGCAACCCCGATGAACGTGAGGCCTGCTCGCCACCCGAGCGTTGCACCAGACAGTACTGTGATTCCTGCCGCTGCAGCCGCTTGTATGAATGTCCAGCCGGCCCTGTCGAGAAGGTCGAGCCAGCGGTTGACCTTGGGATTCATGTGCCCTCCTACTTGAGTGACTCAGGACGGTAGACGCCAAGGAAGTCAGGGCGGTAATGTAGCCTCACTGGATATGGACCCGCCTCATTGCCCATCGACGTCCAGATTGCAGTAGATGCTGTGCCCCCCTTTCTGCAGGTAATGACGTGGCGTGTGTTCGAGGGTGTTCCGAACAGGCCCATGTCTCCGATAAAAAACTTGCTGTCCACTTGTGCACCGTTGTTAGTCGCGTAGAGAGTTCCTGTGTACCCGTACCCTGACCAATGCAGTCCGTTCGGGTCTTCGAGTGCCACCTTTGCTACGCGACCTCCCATAAACAGGGCACACGTGTACGACTCAGAGCAGTCGATCTTACCACCCTTTGTCGCTGCGACACCAAGGTTCTGCATCCTGCGGTACTGGAGATAGTGCCAACGTGCCTTGTAGTACTCAGAGCGCTCACAATACTTGGCGATTGCCTCTCGCACGTGTTTCTTCTCTGTCGGCGTCAGGCGTCTCTTCATGCTGAGTGTCATTAGCATTCGGGTGCCTGCTGCCATGCCCATCAGTTCCTGATGCTCTGCTGCGTGAACAGAGTCATCCCCTTCCTCGATGCCTTCTGGAAGCTCAGAGTAGATCTCGATGGCCGACACGTCTAACCCTTTCTCGTGAA